CGAAGGTATGGTATGCAGCGAATTACCGCTACTACGTACCTGACATCGGTTCGTCTCAGTGGGCCCGAAGGGCTCGACTCGCGCTGTTCGGTCCGTTACCAACGCCCGAACTGTTGTGGGAGGTCCTTCCTTGGTCGTGGCTCATCGACTGGTTCAGTAATGCTGGAGATGTTATCTCCAACATGTCTACGAACGCAGTCGACAATCTCGTCCAGAACTACGCGTATACGATGAAGCATGTCACAACGCAAGTTGTGCTTACTTCAGATTCGTATCACGGAGCTTCTGAACCAGGCTCTGCGGCCCATTGGCCGGAGCGCTCGGTTCACGCGACTAGTACCTACACTGTAGAGACTAAGTTGCGGGACGGGACTGGCAACCCCTTTGGTTTGAATGTTAAGCTCAGTAGTCTCTCGACTTACCAGCTTAGCATTCTCGCTGCTTTGGGTATCTCCCGAAGCCGAGTGCGGTAGGTTCAAACCTACAGGCACCCGACAAACCCTCTTAGAGGACAACTCGACATGTTTGCCGATCCTCAGTCAGTGACTTATGCCACCGTTAGCAAGAGTCTTCCTGCCATTGGCAGGACAGACACGCAGTCCGTGTACAGACTGGATGATGGGAGTACGGTTTATACCCTTACCCTCAGCCACCAGTTCAAGGCACGGAACCGCGTCGTTGCCCGTCTTCAACGGGATGCCACCGTGGCGAATCCGCTCAACCCGACCACGAATCTCGTGGCCAGCGCGACGGTTACGTTCACGATGGATTTCCCGTCTTCGGGGCTTACCTCGACGGACGCGCAGAACCTGGGCAACGCCCTGGTCGCGTGGCTGTCGAGTGCTAATCTCCTGAAGATGGCAAACGGTGAGACCTGATTGTATCAGGTCGTCCAGCGCGAGCTGGAGCTACACTGGCTTTGGGCACGTCGCCTAGGCGGCAAACGTCCTGGACCTTTACCCCCATTAGAATGGAGGAAAGGTGAAAAGCCTTGTAGAGCTCCTCGAACTCCTCGTACTTGACTGTGCGAGGAAGAGTGGCGCCCCTCTGGCGCGCGACGTTGTAACGTTGCGCGACCGGGTCAAACACGAGGGAGATAGTTTTATAACTATCACCCTACCTGCCTTTTGCTCAGACTTCGAAAGAAGTCTGGACATGGGGCAGATCGCTCCTGGAGCGTGGCTTTCCTTTGGAAAGACACGATCCGGAATTCCTGAATTTCTTCAGGGACTCCTGCGCGAAGTGTTTGACAAGGACGGTTCATTGTTGGCAGAGCCTTCCACCCTTTGCATTCAACTCGTCAGGCAAATTTGCCTGTTCGGGAAGAAGCTGCTTCGACCTTGCTCTGAAGAGCGGGAAGAGGCAGCGGTGGAACGCTATTGCCAATGCGAAGACGACGTCAGGGAACACATGGGAGGGGACACCCTGCTGGGTGTCTTCGAGGAGGTCGCCAGCATCTTGATGCTGTCGATGCCCCTCTTGCGTGATGAAGTCTTTTGTGACTTCCTCAAGCCCGACCATGGCCCTGGACGTACGCAAGAGCGCATTCTGGGAAACCAGAAATGGGCCTTTCGTACGTGGAACCGCCGCCTTGAAGATGTTGGCTATTCCTACCTTCACTATGGTAGGGGGCAAGTCGCGCGTGCGAGTAATATCGCCACGCGGCGTCCCCTCTATCCCAATGAGGATGGGGAACTGGTTGACATTGGCGGCGACCTTCCAGAAGTCGTCGAACCCGAGGACGAAGCACCTGTTAGGGTGGTATTCGTCCCCAAGACCTTGAAGACTCCGAGAGTGATCGCTGTCGAGCCCGTGTGTATGCAATACGCACAACAAGGCTTGGCACGGCTGCTTGAGAGGCAGGTGGAAACCTGTCCTTTGACCGCTGGTCACGTTAATTTTCGTGACCAGACGATCAATCAGGCATTGGCTCGGAAATCGTCATGTGATGGTCATATGGCCACCCTTGACATGTCCGATGCCAGCGATCGAGTCTCCATGATTCATGTTCAGATGTTGCTGGACCGGGTCCCTAAATTTAGGGATTGGGTCTTCGCATGTCGGAGCATGAAGGCGACACTTCCGACTGGCGAAACAATTCGCTTGTCGAAGTTCGCGTCCATGGGTTCAGCGCTCTGCTTTCCAATTGAGTCCTTGGTGTTCTTTACGAGCATCTTGGCCTCAATGCATTGGAGAGCAGGAATGCGTCCGACTAGACAGTCTGTCCATGCCCTTGGACGGCTAGTCTACGTCTATGGGGATGATTTAATCGTCCCCGCAGACGAGGCGCCTGCGATTTGCGATGACTTGGAAGCCATAGGCTTCAAGGTCAACCGGCGCAAGTCTTTCTGGACTGGGAAGTTCAGAGAGTCATGCGGCTCGGATTGTTACGACAGTGCGGAGGTTACACCAGTGTACCTCCGTCGTGACCTTCCGACAGATCGCGCGGATGTTTCCGGTATCCTGTCGTCGGTGTCAACTTGTAACCAGCTTCATTCGGCTGGCTACTGGAAGACTGCTGCCGCCATAAGGAAGGCGGTCGAGGCGGTTGTCGGACGACTTCCCCAAATGGATGAGGCGACGATGATGTCGCTTCAAAGATTTGTGGATGCCTATCCGAATGTCGCCCCGGGCACAGGACCAGCCATTGGGTGGAATCACCACAGCGAAGTGGTTTCACCTAGGCGTTGGAATCCTGAGCTTCAACGTGCTGAAAAGCGCGTTCTAGTGATGGTTCCGACGAGGGCTAGTGACTCCATTGACGGAGACGCGGCCTTGGCTAAGTGCTTCAGGTTGATTGGATCTCAAGACCCAATCGCCCCGGATCACTTGGATACGTCCGTCAGGCCCTACAGCCTGACTCTAAAACGTAGGTGGGTTCCACTTAACATTTAAGTGGAGGAGCGGCCGTAAGGCTCTCTAGG